GTAATCCGAGTTAATCTTGGCCAAGTCCTCCAAGTCGCCAGTGGAATGAACCACGCGATTGGAATCAATGATCCCCGGGTAGATGCCGCCACCCAAGTCCAGAACCATCAGGAACCTGCCAGCAGAACCGTCAGACGCCGAGCCAGTACCGCCATTCTTGTATGTGCGGTTATCGCCAAACCGGGCGGTAGTCACCATGTCATCGAAGAACTCGTTCGTGATGACATTCATCTGCACGCCAGCAGGATGATGCAACATGTAGGACTGGGTGTAGAAGCCACCGAAGAGGTTCTTCTGCGCCATGTCATACTGGATGTTGAAGTTATTTCCACCCTCGGCCTTGTACCAATCGATCATCGCACGGAAGATCATGCGGGCCGTTGTGGAGTCTGTGAACACATCAACAGATTCCGCTGGCTTGCCTTGATCCTTGCGAGAGCGAACCAATTCAAACAACTTGTCGAACAGGTCGGTTTCAAGGTTCAGGTTTCCACCCTGCTTGTCCGTCACGCGGCCTGTGTCCTGCAACTGGCGGTAGACGCCAGTGGCGTTGGCCTTGTAGCCGATAAACTTGCCCTCCATGCCAGAAGTTATTCCACCAGCCCCATTGCCCGGGTCGAAAGAGTCGATCTCAGCAAGCGTGCCCTGATAGCCAGAGAGCGTTTGACCATTAAGCGGCTGCCCGAAGAAGAACTGGTTAACCCATTCCTTCTGGAACTGTAAGCCCAACTGCTTGTTGCGCTCAGCCAGCGGGACATCGCCAAACTTCTGGAAGTAGGAGTTACTCCGCATCATGCGCTCCAACCACTCCTTGTAGAACTGGTCTACACAGAGGGAGTAGCGAGATGTCTGAAACCAGAACGGAACGTGCTTTAACGTATTGAGGGCTGGGCGAGCCTCGCACCATTTCTCAAAGTCTGACACGTTGTTAGCGCCAATCACGACAATCCCGCCCTTGGCTCTTGACACCAAGAGGGACAATGCGGTTTCAGCAACAGAGCTACCAACCTTAAAGTCAGCATCCCAGTCTATTGTTGCGTTAGAGACTGTTGAAGCCACAGATGAGCCTGTAGTGCCCAACTTGATTTTCTTTCCACCGCCGAAACCGCCAACGAATTTACACTCGATGTCGATGTATTCAGCCGATGCGGTTGACGTTGTTGCGCCAACGCCCGTCTTGCCTCCAACAGCTTGAATAACCTCCCACTCCAAGCGGTAAGCACTGCCAGTCGAGGTTTTCACAAAGTAATGGAAGTGCATCCCCGGGGCAAAATAACTAGCCGAGTTGGGTTGGTTGCCATTTGCAGGAACCTTCACCTTGATGATGTTGTGGTTCTTGGCATCTGCACCCAATCCAGATGTAATCAACTGGTCATCGTCGTGAGCAGTCACAAGTGTGGTACTGCTGGTGGCATTCATGGTCTTGTATTCAAAGGTGTAAAGCCTTTCAACCTGCCAGTAGTTGTCCTTAATGACATCCTTCTGTGCAGCGAGAATGAAAGGATCAACCTCAAAACCAGAGCCCTGAATCTTTTTGGTGTTGACTAAGTTGCCCACGCTCTTTGCGCTGGACATCAACCAGTCATACATTCCGTACTGACGAGCACCACATGTGGCCAACTCCATCTGGGTGGTCAACAAGTGGGTCATATCCCGATAGTTACCGCTCGACTTGAAAATGTCATCCAAGTCAGCAGGTGCAGCCAGTCCTACATTAGACCGAGTGATTGTACCGCAGGAAGCGTAAGAGTTCCAAACAGCAGTTTTTGCACCTGCTGGTAGTCCCTGCGAATCCTTTGCCGCAATCGTGTCCTGATAGAGGTTAGCTTGGTCAGTCCCATGCCCAGCATGAGCGCCATCATTTGTATTTGCCGTAATAGCCATAATCTTTTTCTCCCGTTAAAGGATTAAGGCTGGGATTATATCATCCCCATAGAAACTTTTTCAAAGTTGGCAAGTCGCCAATATTGTTCTTCGCGGCGTCCCCAGTGGTAGTTGACGAAACAGCTTCTCCGCTTGTCGCTGGAGGCTGCGGTTTCCTCGGTTTTGTGGGGTTAATAATATTTTTCACAGAACCGCTTTGGGAATTTTTATTCCCAGAGGTATTTTTTGATAAATACTTTTCAAACCGTTTTCTTTCAGTCTCGATTTCGTGCCGCGCTTTTTGCCCCACATCGCTGACGTACATGGTCTTGATATGGGAAGGCTCCAGTCGCCATCGGGACTGACGCTGCGAGTCACTCATCTTTACCCACTGCTCGGTGGTTGCAAACTGCTTGCCCTCGTGCATCTGGTCTGATGGTGAGAGGGCCGCAATCTCCTTCTCCTTGCCCATCGCAAACCTGAGCAGTTCCTTGTGGGTTTCGTTGCTGGCACTCAACTTGAACTTCCTGCTCGGGTGGGCCAGTTTCTCCAACTCATACAGCGCCTTCTCGCTCTTAGAGAGAGCCTCATTGAGTATATGGTGAGCTATTGGGTCAACCTCTTCCAGCGCCTCCCCGCCCTTCTCTTGAATCATTTTCAGGTAGGACTCGTCGATGCTGCTCACAACCTCTGCTATGGAGTTATTGGCCCCTGCCTCTAGCTCAGTCTTCATGTTCGCCTCGGCCACCTCAGAGCGAACCGTATCCAGTTCGGACATATACTTCTGCTCCTGATCTTTTATCAGGCTTCTGGCCTTTGTCTCGATCCGAGCATCATCGAAATCCCTGTCATCGAACTCAGGCATATTCGCGCCAACCCAGTCCTCGTGCTCTGCGTCGGCAGGGTTGAATGCCGCGCCCGGGTTTTCCTTGCTCCACTCCTCCTTGTACCCCCTTAAAGAGCCCAGATACTTTTTGTACTTATCCCGTATCCCGGCGTATTTCGGGCCTTTCTCCTCAAGCGAAGCAAAGATTTCCAAGTCATCCTTGTTGAGCTCCTCTATTTCGTCGTAACTCGTGACTTGTTCTGGAGTATTTCTGGCAGAGGATGCAGAGGCTACGGATGTTGCCGTTTCCCTGATGATGTCCTTTATCTCGTTGGCCGAGATTGACTCATCCTTCCTTGGCCTTCCCCTCTTCCGCTTTGGCTTTTCATCAGCCTCAGCCTTCTCCTCGGGCTCGGGCTCGGGTTCCTCGGGCTCCTCGGGCTCAGCCTCCTCAGCGCGAGACTTGTATCCAAGCCGCTCCATTAGGTTGGCGGCTGCATCCTTGGCCTCCTCCTTAACCCCCCCTTCCTCTTGCGGAGGATCAGGCTCGGCAGGGGGCTCGGGCGCGGCGGTCGGCTCGGGCTCATCCCTAACTCTATCAATCAGGGATTTCCCGAGGTTCTCTGTGCTGACCATCTGCACCCCCGGGGGCGCTTGGATGTCAACCTGTTCCTGTACTGTATCTGCTACTTCCATAGTATTTTCTCCGAAACTCCTATTGTTACTCTTTGAAAATCGTATTCCCCTCGTAGGATTTCATCCAGCATCCCAACAAAATTTAATACTTGTTCAGCCTTCGCTGCGGCGGCGCGAGCATCGGCAACCTTTCTCTCGTCGGAGGAGGACTGTATCAAAACGCGGGAAGCCTCCTCTTGAAGAGAGGCCACATCTCCCAACAAAAGGGATTTAAGATCAGAGCACTCCTTGTGCTTCAGCCAGTTCTGGATTTGGAGCACCTTGTGGGACTCCGCTGGGAACTTGGTTAGTGTTATCATACTGCGCTTCAGCAGGTGGCTGGGGTGCTTGGTTGATCAACTGAATCAACTGCTCGATGGCACTTGTGTTCTGTTGAGTGTTTTCAGCTATAGGCTCTAAAGCCTGCCCAACCTCCTGTAGAACCGAACCTTTTATTTCCTCTGCGATGGCAGCCATCTGCTCGGCCTGCTGCTCTGGCCCTTGGTCTTCGTTGATCTTCTGTAGCTTGAAATCTTTCGGCAGGCCAAGCATCTGGCCGACGCGATTAATCACATCCAGCATCTGGTCAGTCCCCACGCTCTGGCGTATCTCGGGGTCGTTGGCAACAATCTGGTAGAACTGGGTTAGGGCAGCAGCCATTGCATTGTCAGAAACCCGATCCAAGCTGTCGCGGTAAGAGCCAATGCTCTCAAGAGCAAGTGCGCTCTTTTGCCCTCGTACCTTGACAGAGCCGCTACGATCCTCATCTTTCTCAGTAACGGAGAACCCAAGGGAATGAAGGGAGTCAACCGTGTACTGGGAGTTAATGTTCGCGTAAATTTCGTCCTCACCGTATGCCATAAGGCCACGATAAAGCTGTTCCTTCCATGCGTTGATTGCATCGTCCACGCCAGTTGCTGTGAAAGCAAGCCGTGTGGATGTAGTTGTAGCAACGGTTCGCACTTCCTCAGCCGTCTGTTCGTGGCTTGCGACCTGCGCGACCTCCTGAGCGGATATAACGAGTAACCTCTCCAGCATGTCGATGACTTGTCGCATTGCGCCGACGATCCCATTGGTGTCGAGCGTGGAGAACCGAACCGAATTGAATGCCTCTCTAACATCAGATTGAGCGAATTTGTTTTGCCGAGAACTAAACGGCATGAAGTTCAACCCCCTAAATATCTTTTCGCCCCAGTTTTGTAGCTGGTCGATCATGCTCTTGGGAACCTGATCGGAATCCACAAACGTGATGTTGGCTAGGTTCTGCTTAACTGACAACAGGTACTGGGATAGCAGGTTGCCGATCTGGTCTTGGAACGGGACTATCTCAAGGCTGAGCGAAGCATTGATCGAACGGCCTTCGTGCGGGTCGTAAGCATAGTAAACAACCGGGCAATAAGGAAGTGGAGCAGCGTATAAAATAGTATCATCGTTAGCCAGACAGAAACGAAACCATACAGGGTGATCATAATCGCCAAGCCCATACTCAGATGGAATGATCTTTTCAAAGTATTCAGTAATGAGTACAGCTTTGTCATCGTCGGATTTATTGTAATACTTGTCCACTTCCTCCTCACGATCCAGCATGCCAAAGGCGTTGCCTGATGTAGGGAATTGCATCGTGCACGGGGAAACGAGTTCTAGGTAGGTCTTGGCACTGGCCAGCATGTCTGTCGTTCTGCCGTACCGTATCTTTTCCACATTCCAGAACTTGTTGTTTCTGCGAATGTCTCCGTAACGCATAATCCTCCAGTAACCAGCAAACTCACACCCGCTGTCAGAATTGAACGTAGTTGTCCTGTGAGCCTGATCAAAGAAGACCCTTGATGGGTGAGGTAAATGATACCGAAGCCCCTCCCTTATATACTTCTCCTGTTCGCCGCCGACATCGTTCCTTAAAACCTGCTTCTCTGAGTGCCACTCCTCCTGAGGGAACATCATGCAGGAGCCATAGTGCAGCATGTGGAATATGCCCTGCTTTAAAGTCTCCGAATAGCCGTAGTTGTTTGCCATCGTTTGGATTCGATCCGTGATGATGTCGCCCCTCAACTTGTTGGTCGTTGTGTTTGCAGCCATCTCGTACTTAAAGAGGGGGTACTGCCTGCGGTCGTTGTAAATTCTGGCCCACCTGATGGTGACATAGGCGCGAACAATGGGAACGAACACGTTGAAGAAAATGGGGAGGTTTAAATTCTTGGATGTCCCCTTGCTGTCAGTGGCCCCATCCAGCATCCCGGTCAAGCCCCAGTCCCGGGCTGCCTCCTTGACGGTCTTCTCGTCCAAGTCTTTGTTGACTAGGGAGTAGGCCAGCGTCGAACTTACCTGACGGAACGGAGTCTCCCACGCCAAGTCAAGGGCGTGATAAATCTTGTGGTTTTTGATGCACCACTGGAGCCCGTCGCCAATCCTGTCGCGGACTCTATCCAGCAGCGGCTTAGCCTTATCTGGGACAGCGTGGTCATCACTGTTGAACACAGACTTGAGCTTGTCCGTGTTGACGCTGCGACTGTTTAAAACATTTAGATCGATCATATAATGACAGGACTATTCTGAATCATGCGATTCTTCGCGTATTCTACCATAACCTTCCTGATCCTTGCCCTTGGCATCCTGCGCCAAACCTTCACATAAATATTCAGGTCGCCATTCTTCAGCACCGCATCGTGATATTCGACGCTCCTGAAGTTCCTGCCCTTCTTGGGCCGCAACCTGTAGAACCTCAGGGTTATGTCCAGCGTTTCGTCTTCACGGTAACTTACGTCAGGCTTTGCCTTGGGCATCACATGACAGCCTCAACGGCTACGGGGGTTTCGGGCGCAACCTCAGGCTCCACCTCGGCCTCCGCTTCGGTATACTTCTCAACCGATTCAGGGATAACAGTCCCCACTAGCTGGGATGTCTTCTCGTCAACGGATATATCCATTGTAATCGTATGGATGTCACCCGGGTCGCACCCAGCCAGTGCCTCGGCAAGGACTGGATCGGTCAGGTCGATTGTAATCTCATTTGCCATAAATGCCTCCAATCAGTTAAATTAGCACGGATATGCCGCTTGATGCTAGTGGAGCATGGTATCCCGCAATCAGCCCCAAGCAGTTGGAGATATTCAACTGCCACAAAAGATACCTGCTGGTTTCCGGGCCTCGTTATTCCAGTAAGACAATTGGAGTCCTACATCGCCTTGTCAGGCACTGTTGGGAAACCAAGGGGGGAAGGGTTGGGGTCTTCTGTAAAACCATCAGGAACGCCAAGTCTGGGGTGTGGTCTGACCTGACCGACCTCATCATTCCAGAATGGGAGGAGAACCTAGACGGCTTTGAGGTAACCGTGCCCCCAAAGGTGGACGGGGTAACCAAGATGAACTTTATGAAAATCGCCAATATGCACGGTGGCGAGACAGAAATTCAGCTTCATTCATTGGATGTAGACCACGACATCGAGGAGAAGATAAAGGGAACCCGCTTCAGTATGATCTTCTTTTCCGAGCTATCCAACTTCAAGGACTCCTGCGTCTTCTCAATCAGCAAGGGGCAGCTTCGGCTACCCGGGCTGGACTACCACCGCCATCAATGGATCGGAGACACAAACCCTGCCGAGGAGGGAACCACAAGCTGGATTTATAAGCTATGGTACGAGGAGCCGTTCCAAGAAGACCACCCCGACCCGGAATATGCCGAGCAATTCCAGATCATAGAGGCCATGATCCACGACAATCCCTATCTGTCAGAGCATGACAGAAAGGATTTGATTGCCACATTTAGGCCCGATCCAGAGCTTTACGACAGATATGTACTGGGGAAGTGGACAGCCAGTAGTACGGATTCCCACTTCGGCAAGGTGTTTAAGCCCAACCTGCATGTAGTCGGCAACGTCGATTCGCCAATCGAGGAAGACTGGGAGGTGGTTCTACCTTCAGACAACTGCACCGAACTTATCGGAGGCTGGGATTTAGGAGACAGAAACCACGCCTTCCACATCATGGAAAAAGTCCAGACAATGAACGGGGCTCGATGGGCAGTCCTTGACGAGCTCGTGGTTCTGCATGCCGACGTATCCTTAGAAGACTTCACCGGGGAGGCGATGGACAGGATCGAGCAGCTTGAGGCCCACCTCGGAAGGCCAATCAGGTGGACGCACTGGTCGGATATGTCAGCCATGAATCGATTCAGGGCGGCGGGAAACACATACGATCACAGGGTGGTGGCAGCGGCCAGTGGGGGGAAGATCAACATGATCGGAGCCCCAAAGTTTGCAGGGTCTGTCAGGCAAAGGGTCAAGCTCATCAAAGACCTGTTAATGCTCAACAGGTTACACATTAGTGCTCACTGCCTCAGGACTATTGACATGTTAAAGTTCCTTAGGAAAGGGAGAAGCGTTGGGCAATATGTCGTTAACGATGACAACAAGCATAGCTTTGACAGCCTTAGCTACGCGCTGATCGGGGAAATGTCAGCCGACCTAGAAATTTCCAACGATCCGAAAAGCGGAAAAATCGGCTTAACCGCCGTGCCACTTTAACCTTTGGGCTTTTGAACGGACTTTTTTTTCCCACCTTTTTTCTTCTTGGGAGCCCCTACTTTCTTTCTAGTTCGTACTCCAGTTCGGCTACTTTTCTTAGTGCCGCCTTTGTCCACGCTGGTGCGGCTTTTGCGGCGCTTGGGAACTGGGGGTGATCCGTCAGTTGCTTTACATTGTTCAGCCGAGTCGCCGTTACGCACCCCGGGGCGGTGATGCCTATCAACAGCATCGTCAATAAAATCCAACTTCTCTTCATATCTGGTCTGTGCCTTTTTCTCCTTCTGTTCGTCGGCAAGCCTCAAAAAAAGCCGCCCCAAAACTGGGACGGCCTTGAGAATTGACGCAATTAACCTGAGAATCCCCATTAAGGTTATTCTCCTTTTGCGGAAGCCTCGGTCTTAGCGATTCCGTGGCGAAGAAATAGGGCCAAAAGCGATGTGATCACCACGTTAGCGGCAGCACCTAGCTCTAGCTCGCCAGTGAAATAC